AGCAAGGTTGGGGATAAATCAGCTACGGATCTATTTGAGACATTTTTTAATGGAGTGATAGCCCCAGAGTTCCTCAAAGCATACGGAGTAGAACTCAGATATACCAAAAATTACTCTAAATTGATCAATAAGTTAGATGAATGTCATAAGTCATTGATATTCAAGGGCATATCATAAGTGTTTGATAGTCAATGAGTTAGGCTGATGATCATGTTTATTCATATAACCCGTTGATACTCAATGACTTATCATATATGCTGAGTATCAATGACTTATGACTTTTCGAGTTATCTTGACTCAGATTTCGTAAGTCATTGATACTCAAAGAGTTAAGATCCTGTACAAATCCATGGTCTCATGTTATAATATTATTATAAGATTGAGATTGACCATGAGAAAGAAAAGAAACGACCGAAATTACATTATCTATCAAGTGACGATAGGTGAGGAAACATACATTGGATTGACTGTGGCTCAAGGTCGAGCATTTTGGAAGTCTGTTAAGATTCGAGTTCAGAAACATATCTCTCGTGCCTTGAAGGAGAACAAGGACTGGTCGATGTGTAAATGCATCCGTGAGAGTGATGAAACAATCTACTATGATATTTTAGATGTTGTTCGTGGTCGCAAGACTGCTTATCAGCTAGAACGTAAATTCATCGGTGAATTGACACCATCACTCAATGATTTCTAAGATATTGATTATCAATGACTTATGACTTTTACAAAAGATTGAAAATCAGTTTCATAACCTGTTGATGATCAATGAAATAAAGATGTTTACAAATCCTCAAAAATAGATTATAATATACATATAAGATTGAGAAAGACCTATTTAATGAAAAAGACTACTGAAACAAAATCGACTCTGGCTCGCCTTCTGGCGAAAGAGAACATTACCGTCACCCACGGTAACATGAAGACCGCATATTTCGATGTCAAGAATCGAGTTCTGGGTCTTCCAACTTGGAAGGATCGTGGCCAAGATGTTGAAGACATGCTGATCGGACACGAAGTTGGTCACGCACTTTATACTCCAGAAAAAGCTGTCGAAGACTTTCGGGCTGCCTGTGGCACACTTCCATTTGATGTGTGTAACATTGTTGAGGACATTCGAATTGAACGAATGATTAAAGATACGTATCCTGGCTTGCCACGAATCTTCAAAAAAGCTTACACAGTTCTTGTTGAAAAAGACTTCTTTTCCATTGCAGGTAAAGATGTTTCTTCTCTCAAGTTCTTGGATCGTCTCAATCTTCGTGGAAAGATTGGTGACATTGCAAATATCCCACTTGATGCTGAAGAAGAAGTGATCTATCAAAAGTGCCTCGCGGCTGAAACTTTCGAAGATGTTCTTGAGATTTGTAAAGAGATTGCTTCCAACTACAAAGACGAGCCAAAAGAAGAACCAGCCCCTGGTGATGACGAAGAATCTTCTGATAGTGAGGGTGATGAAACTCCAGCTCCCGGTGATGACGAAGAATCTGCTGATGAAAATGAGAGCACTTCAACTGACGACGGCGAAAATGCTGAGGGTGAAGAAAATGACTCTGACTCAGAAGACGAAGAATCTAATGAAGGTGATGCCTCTTCAAGTGATATTGAAGCCGATGAAAATGCTGAAGTCTCTGGTGATAACTCTGATGATTCTGAAAGTGAGAAAGATATGAGTTCTACAGGAACTGAAGGCGGTTTCAACGAAGATGAGCTTACCTCTGATACACTTCGTGAATTTGAAAATTCTGTTAAGAATGATGTTGAAATGCCCGCCGAAAACGGATATATGCCAGGCATGTTACCTCGACGATCTTATGTCAATGATATGATTATCAGCTATAAACAACTAGCCGAGAGTCGTGGAAATGTTGAGATGAAACTTAAGATGACTGATGAACAAAATAAAAAAGATTATGGTGAAGATACTTTTCCAAGCTTACTTGATTCATTTGTCACCGAACTACCTAAGCTCAAGAAAAAGACTTCTAAGAAAGTTGGAGTTTTGGTTCGAGAATTCGAACGTCGTAAAGCAGCTTATCAATACTCTCGCTCGACTGAAGCTCGCACTGGTGTGATTGATGTGAACAAGCTTCACTCTTACAAGATCACGGATGAGATTTTCTTGAGCAAATCTCTTCTTGCTGATGCCAAGAGTCACGGGATGATCTTTCTAATTGATTATTCTGGTTCGATGTCAAATGTCTTACCAGATGTTATTGAACAGACTCTCAATCTTGTTGAGTTCTGTAAGAAGGTCGGAATACCATTTGATGTTTATAGCTTCACCAGTGGTTACTATCAAACCAATGATAATTGTAAAACAACTTCAACTATCAATGAGGTTGACTTAAGAGATGTTATTCTCATTCACCAGTTGAGTAGTTCAATGTCCAAAGGTGACTATACCGAATCTACCAAAAATCTGTGGGCACAATATTGGTTACAAAAGAGAGGTCATTCACGCCTCACAGTTTGTTCGAAATATGAGCGCCTTGGAGGTACTCCACTGGATACGGTTCTTACAATGATGTATACCATCGTAAAAGACTTTGTTGCCAAACATCGTGTTCAAAAGACCATGTTTGTTACACTGACCGATGGTGATTCATCACGGATGCAAGTGAACTATGATACTGGTGAATTCAATCCAACTGTTCGCATGAAGACAGGTGATTCAAATGTCAACATCAACATCTATAACGGAACTGTGGACATGATGAAATTGATTGGTACTATACCCTCTGTAACAACCCTTGGATTTTTTCTTCCAAGCAATGATCGAGCTTCGGCTTCTAAGATATCAGGTGTCTTATCAAATGGTCGCTGGGTTAATAAAAGTTCAACCGATTATAAGAAAGCAATTAAGAGCTATAAGAAAGATGGTTTCTTAGAAGTGAAAGAAAAAATGGGTTACAATTCTTACATTGTACTGAACTCAAATGTTAAGATTGAGGACAAGGAGTTCGAACATAACTCAGCTGACGAGATTGCAACCTCCAGAAAAGCTCAGACTAAGCTCGCCAAAGAATTCTCAAAACATCACGGTGAGAGTAAAAAGAATCGAGTTCTTATGAGTCGAATCGCCGAAATGGTGGCTTAACCCAAAGTGAAAAACAACTTAAACTCTTGATTATCAATGACTTATGACTTTTACCAAAAGAATTCAAACAGTTACATAAGTCATTGATAATCAAACAGATAAGACCATTGACAAATCCTCTAAAATAGATTATAATATACATATAAGATTGAGAAAGACCTATTAAATTATGAAAACTATGTTAAATACCAGTGAAATTACTCGCCTCCATGCTGAATTTGAAAACACTTCTGCAAGTGTTCGAATCGGTGAAATTCGTGATCGTGCCGAATCTATGGGCTTCGACCGCAAGGTGGCTTATAAGACAGTGAAGAATCTGTTCGTGAATGATTCAATTCGTGGACATTACTTCTTCCCAAATTCTGATGCGGAACCAACTCCAGTCAAAGTTGTGGCGAAAGTTGCTCCTTCTCCTGCTGAGACATTCAAAAATGCTCTGGCGGTGTCTTCGGTTTCTGACGATGAGATTTACATCCCATCAGTTGACCCAACCTTTGTTAAGTGGGGTGAATATAAGACTGTGTTCAATGTGTTGAATTCTAATCTATTCTTTCCATTATATATCTCAGGTATGTCTGGCAACGGTAAAACATTCATGGTTGAACAGGCCTGTGCCAAAGCCAAACGTGAATATGTCCGAGTTCAGATTTCGCCAGAAACTGACGAAGATGATTTGATCGGAGGTTTTCGACTAATCGGAGGTGAAACTGTCTTCCAAAAGGGACCAGTTATCAAAGCAATGGAACGTGGATGTGTTCTTCTGATTGATGAGATTGACCGAGCTACTAATAAGATCATGTGTCTTCAAGGTGTACTCGAAGGTAACCCTGTTCTTCTTAAGAAGACTGGAGAGGTGATCGCCCCTGCCCCTGGTTTCAATGTGATCGCAACTGCGAATACCAAAGGTCGTGGCTCAGATGATGGTCGATATTCCGCTGCCTCAATCATTGATGATGCTTTCCTCGAACGATTCGTGGCTACGATTGATCAGCCTTATGCAACCCCAGCAGTTGAAATGAAAATCTTGACTAAGCACGCGGTCAAATATGATGTCGATGACAGCAACTTTGTTGAAAAACTGATCGCCTGGGCATCGGTGATTCGAAAGACATTTGAAGATGATGCTATTGATGATGTTATCTCAACCCGCCGTCTGTGCCATATCATCAAGTGCTTCTCAATCTTTACAGATCGAACCAAGGCCATTGAACTCTGCATCAATCGATTTGATGAAGAAACTCGAACAGCCTTTCTAGACCTTTACACTAAAATTGATGAGTCAACTCCAACAATGGAAGAGCTTATCAATGGAAGTGAAAATACAACGGAAACGACCATCCGGGGCGAGTGGAAATCGTTTTAATAGTCATACTCAATCAATCGAGGTGGTGTCCTTTGGTCGGGGCACCACCTCACTATAACAAAATTTATGAATCTAACAGAACAACCTAAACCAGAACAATATTGGAAAGAACGATACGAAGAAAGTATTGAAGTGAAAAATGTAAAGAAGCCCACAAATCCTAAAGATGCATGTGGGGTTAAAAAGGTACCCATGAGTGGAATGCCTATGAATGTTTTAATGGAAGCTGGACTAGTTAAGCTCCACGGTGACCTAAAATATGGTCGATTTAACTGGCGAGAAGCTGGAGTCCGAGGCTCAGTATATTATGATGCTGCGATTCGTCACCTTGCCGCTTGGTATGAGGGTGAAGACATTGACCCAGATTCTGGTATTCATCATATCGCTCATGCAATCTGTGGTTTAGCGGTTCTTCGTGATTCAATGATAAGAGATAATTGGAGTGATGATCGACCACCACCTAGTGATACTGGATGGATTAATAAATTTAACAAGCAAGCCGAAAAAATGATTGACAAACAATCTAATTCTGATATAGTACTAAATAATGAAACTAAATAATAAAACAATAGATATCCTTCGAAACTTCGGAGCGATTCAACCCAACCTCGTAGTTGAGCCTGGTTCAACTATTTCTACCCTAGCAGAAGCAAAGCATATTATGGCTGAAGCACAGATTGATGAATCATTCAATTCTACTTTCGGTATCTATGATGTGAATGAGTTTCTTTCTGCTCACTCCCTTCTTGAGGGACCAGAGCTTGACTTTGCAGAAAGTCATGTGACTCTAAAATCTGGTGATGCTAAAGTTAAATACCACTTTGCTGATACCGAGATTCTTACTAAGAAGACTCAGGCAATTAGCATGCCTCCGGCTGATCTATCATTCACATTCACCGAAGTGAACATCAATAACATCCGAAAGGCTGCATCAAGTCTTAGTCTAGATGCTCCAACACTATCCTTGATTGTTGAGGACAGTAATATTGTAGCACGAGTCATTTGCTCTCAAAATCCATCTTCAAACACCTATTCATTAGTCATTGGTAAATATGATGGCCCCGATACAGAAGCTGATTATCGATTCAACATTGATAATTTGAAGCTTATTGCGGGAGATTATAGTGTGGATATCACAAATAAACTAATTTCCAACTGGAAACATGATACAGTAAACGTACAATACTGGATCGCACTTGATAAATCATCAAACGTATAGAATAAAAATGAGTGAAGAAACAGAACAAGTAGAACAAACAGAACCATCGATTACAATCAATGATTTTACCATGATGGTTAATATCATTGATGTCTGCTCAAAACGAGGAGCCTTCGAGGGTACAGAACTAAAGGATGTCGGAATTATTCGAAGCCGACTTGCGGAGTTTGTTGAATATCACAAACCCAAAGAAGAAGAAGATCAATCAGAACTTGATCTCGCTGAAACGGAAGAAAAAGAAGATAGTTAAATGATTGATGGTGGGTGCTTCGGTACCCACCATCTTTATCTTGACTCTCGAAACTTATTATTATATTATATACTATATGAAAGAAAATTTATTATGGGTGGAGAAATATAGACCTCAGAAGATTGAGGATTGTGTTCTACCACAAAAATTGAAAAAGACATTTAAAGAATTCGTTAAGAATGATGATATTCCAAATATTATTCTTGCTGGCCCCGCTGGTACAGGAAAGACAACCATTGCCCGAGCACTATGTAATGAACTAGGACTTGATTGTCTTATGATCAATGCTTCGGAGGAAAGTGGTATTGATACACTTCGAAACAAGATCAAACAGTTTGCTTCTTCTATGTCGCTTGATATGACAAAGAAGTATAAGGTTGTTATTCTAGATGAGGCTGATTATCTCAATGCTCAATCGACACAGCCTGCTCTTCGTGGTTTCATTGAAGAGTTCTCAGGCAATTGTCGATTTATTCTGACTTGTAATTTCAAGAATCGTATCATTGAACCACTTCATTCAAGATGTACAGTAATTGATTTCAACGAAGTGAAAATTAATGATCCCAAGTTGGCTGCAACTTTCATGAAACGTCTGCAATTCATTCTGAAAGAACAGGATGTTGAATTCAATAATCAAGCAATTGCTAATCTGATTATGAAACATGCTCCAGACTGGCGCCGTGTTATCAATGAGTGTCAGCGATATTCAACCTCTGGTACACTCTCACCTGAGATTGTTACTACTGGTGAATCAGAGATTAAGGAATTGGTAAAACATCTAAAAGAGAAAGACTTTCGCTCGATGCGAGCATGGGCAGCTAACAATTCTGACATTGACTCTTCGGTTGTTTTCCGTAGAATCTATGATAGTGCTTATGATATACTCGATGGTCAATCTATTCCACCAACGATTCTTATTTTGGCTGATTATCAATACAAAGCAGCATTCGTTGCTGACCGCGAATTAAACCTAGTTGCTTGTCTCACAGAGATTATGGGCACCGCAAAATTCAAATAATATATTATGTACGAAAAAGTAATCAAAATCGGCGATTGGATGCCTGTAACTGAAATCCCAACAAAAAATAGTAAACTCTATGAGTTAATTCATGGTGTTTATCAGGTAACAGAAAGTAAATATATTCGAGAGATTAGTGATAAACTTGTTCACGATAAGATTAACTATACTGGAACTGGAAAAGATTTGCAAGACCGTTCTTATGGTATAAGAGCAGAACAAGGTGACCATCCGGTAAATCATTTTGTGAAGATTCAACACCTTATTAAAGATGGAATTGACAGAACCAAGATTGATAAAAAAGATTTAGTCATTCGTTATGTCCAAACTTCAACTCCAAAACAAGGCGCAGCACTAGAGAAAAAGATTCATGTAGATTCCAAAAAGGCATTTGGTAAACATCACAGATGGGATGAGTGTTCTTCTGGCCCTTTGAGCAAACTTATCTATGCTCTTTCTATTCAATCCGAACTATCTTTAGAGCATCAGATTTCAAGTGTCAATATTCTTAAGGAACTAACACACCAAGCACTAGAAAAACAATTTTAATGACACCATTTGATTTCCTAAATTCAATCAATGAGAAGAAGTCTTATTTGTTCGATGATATTCGGGCAGATAATTCTGGTGAAGCATCTGATCTAGATTCAGTAGATCGCAAGTATCCACCCTTTATGGTGAATCGTGGTTTATCTTATTTTGTCGATACAGTAATGTTGGCGAATGAGATGAACCAACGATTCGAACTTGCAAAGAAGATGCAATATGATTTCTTATATCACGGTGTGAGAAAGAAGCGTAGATTCTCAAAATGGGTGAAGAAACCAAAAGATAGCAAAGATATCGAACTTATTAAAGAAGCTTATTGTTATAGTCGAGAAAGAGCTGAAGAGGTTTATGATCTTATCGATATTAAGCAACTGAGAAAGGATATGGATAAAGGAGGAACAAAATAATTATGTCAGTTAAATTAATATCAGTATCTAAGCCCGCTGTAGAGGGTGTTGAAAATGCAGAAGACCTTGTAGCATATTGTGCTCGAGTCTCTAATCCATCGAATCAGATGAATACAGAGACAGCACCAAAACTATTGAGGTATCTGATTAAACATAAACATTGGTCACCCCTAGAGATGGTGTCAATGACATTGGAATTAAAAACAAGTCGAGCAATCGCAGCTCAAATTCTACGTCATAGATCATTCTCTTTTCAAGAGTTCAGCCAACGTTATAGTGAATCAACTACTCTAACGCCTATTGAATATCGAAAACAGGGTAAGACAAATCGTCAAGTTGGAGATGAGCCATTTGAATTGAAACACACCAATGAGTTTCTGATTAACTCCATTATGGAAAAGAATTTAGAACTCTATAATGATTTAATTAATGAAGGTGTAGCAAAGGAATGCGCACGAATGGTTCTTCCACTTTGTACTGAAACTACAATGTATATGGCAGGCACTTTACGTTCTTGGGTTCATTATATTGATCTAAGAACACAACAAGACACACAAAAAGAACATAGGATTATTGCTGAAGGCTGTAGGTATATCTTTATTGAACAATTCCCTGTTGTCGCTGAAGCATTAGAATGGAAATAATGAAACTATTAAAGTTTGAAGCAAGTTGGTGTGGCCCATGCAAAGCTATGGATCATATCTTGGATTTAATGGAACTTAACATGGAGGTTGAGAAAATCAATATCGATCATAATGTTCAACTAGCGCAGGATAATGATATCAAATCTGTCCCTACTGTAATTCTGATTGATGATAAAGGAAAGGAAGTAGATAGACTCATAGGACTAAAGACCTTTGATGAATTAAAAGAATTTGTGAAAAATTAAATTTTTATAAATAATAGTATGAATGAAGATACTATTATAAAATGGACACCTGATGATATGTTAGAGGTTCTACTATCAGAACCCGATGACTTTCTTAAAATTAAGGAAACATTAACACGAATTGGTGTTTCATCAAAGAGAGAATATAATACACTCTATCAGAGCTGTCATATATTGCATAAACAAGGGAGATATTTCATCGTACACTTTAAAGAGCTTTTCTTACTTGATGGTAAGCCTTCGAACTTTACATTAGATGATATGTGTAGACGAAACACAATAAGCACATTACTATCTGATTGGGGATTACTTGACATTGTAGATGCTTCCAGAGCAGAAGATAAAACCAGTCTAAGAAGCATTAAAATTATATCACATAGAGATAAGCGCGAATGGAATTTAGAATCAAAATATTCCATCGGTAATGTTAAAGGTGTATAAATAAAATTTTAAGATCACACGTTGTGATCTTGAATGAGATGCCTTCGGGGTCTCACAACACATAACCTGCCTAATAGGAGGAACAAATAAATGACAAAAGCAACATATCAATGGCCAGGCTCAACTTGGTCAGTAGGTCTCGATTCTATTTTTGATAGACTCGAAAAACAAAGCACACAACCATCTGGTTATCCACCTCACAATGTAGTGAGGCATGATGATGACCAATTCGAAATTGCAATTGCTGTTGCAGGTTTCGGTGAGAAAGATCTTACAGTTGAACAAGATCAGAATATTCTCACTATCGCATCTAAAGATGTTGATCTAAATGGTGATAAAGAATATATCCACAAAGGTATTGCTACACGTAAATTCGATAAGAAGTTCACACTTGGTGAATATATCGAAGTGAAAGAGGTAGCTCTTGTAGACGGTATTCTCTCGGTATATCTTGAAAAGAATATCCCAGAAGAGAAGAAACCAAAGAGCTTCTCTATAAATTCAAAGCCAGAATTCTTGGTAGAATAACCTGTTGGTCTTTCCCTCTTTCGCCAGAAGTAAAGAGGATCTTTTAATTTGACATATCACATCACTGTGATATAATACTACTATATTATGATAACAGGCTTCTACACATCTATTGAAAAACAATCCAACTTCCTTCTATATCGTGGATATAATGATGAAGGAAACAGAGTAAAACAAAAGGTTAAATTTAAACCTACGTACTACCTAGATTCTAAGCATCAGAATCCAAAGTACAAGGGACTTGATCGGGCCCCGATTGATCCAATGACATTTAATTCTATGTCAGATGCAAATGAATTTGCCAGAACATATGACGGTGTTAGTACATTTAAGATATATGGCAACTCCCGACATGTGCCTGCTTTCATTCAGACACAATTCCCTAATGAGATTTCTTTCAAGCGTGACCTTGTCGATATAGGTAACATTGATATTGAAACAGCCTTCGGTGATGGATTTCCAGATTGTGATAATCCTGTTAATGAGATTCTTACAATCGCATACAAGAGTTCAAAGGATGATACATATCGTGTCTGGGGTTTAAAACCATATGATGAGACACAATCACAACTTGATGTAAAAATTGATTACATGCAATTTGGTTCCGAGGAAAAGATGCTATTGCATTTTATCGACTGGTGGGCCAACCCAGAGAATACACCAGATGTGATTACAGGATGGAATATTAGATTCTTTGATATTCCTTATATGGTCGCTAGAATGACACATCTACTAGGTGAACAGAATACTAAACGACTATCACCATGGGGTTCTATTCGAATTGGTGAAGTAAAGTTTATGGGTAATTCTCAGCGAGTGGTTACTCTATCCGGTGTGTCTCAACTTGATTATATGGATCTCTTCAAGAAGTTTGCTTACACATATGGCAATCAAGAATCATACTCATTGAATCATATTGCCAGTGTTGTCCTTGGTGAAAAGAAACTCGACTATTCTGAGGTTGGTTCTCTTAGAAATCTATATGATGCAGATTACCAAATGTTTGTTGATTATAATATCAAAGACGTTGAACTAATTGAAAGATTCGAAGAAAAGATGGGTTTGATTACTCTGGTTATTACAACAGCATATATCGGTGGTGTTAATTACACAGATACCCTTGGTACAACTGCAATATGGGATTCAATTATCTATCGTCGATTGATGAGACAAAGGACTGTTCCACGTCTTAATCAACTTAAACCAAGTGAATATATAATCAAATCTGGTACGGACAGCATTGCTGGCGGATATGTAAAAGATGTTGTCAAGGGTATGTCTGAGTGGGTGATGTCTTTTGACTTGAACTCACTATATCCGAATATCATTATTCAGAATAATATGTCACCCGAGACATTAATTCCTTATTCATTCGTGGAGAATGTTGTACCAGAAGTTCTATTAGGAACAGATAAGAAAGCGCCCGAAGGAATTGCTATGGCTGGTAATGGTTCTGTATATCGAAAAGATGTCAAAGGTATCATTCCAGAAATCGTTGAAGAACTCTATACAAAGCGTGTCGAGATTAAAGAAAGGACAATTGGATATAAGAAGCAGTTGGCTAAAGATGAAGATAATCAATCTCTTATTCGTGAAGTGACAAGAAATGAAACACTTCAGATGTCGGTAAAGATTCTGTTGAATTCTTTATACGGAGCTATAGCCAATCAACACTTTCGCTACTATGATCCACAGATTGCTGAGGGTGTTACACTAACTGGACAGACTGTTATTCGTACAGCAGAGAAGGCTGTAAATGAAGAGATTCAGAAATTTCTCAAAGAATCAGATTTGAAAGATCGTGTTATCGCAATTGATACTGACTCTGTCTATATTACAGCCAAGGATATCATCGATAAATTCAAACCAAAAGATCCTGTCAAGTTTTTGGATGAGTTTGGTAACAGAGTGATTGAGCCCGCACTTAATCGAGCATTCGACATCTATGCTAAGAGAACTAATGCATATTCGGATCGAATGGTAATGAAACGTGAAGCCATCGCAGATCGTGGTATTTGGACAGCAAAGAAACGATATATTCTGAATGTACACAATAATGAAGGTGTACAATATGCCGAGCCAAAGATCAAGATGATGGGTATTGAAGCAATCAAATCTTCTACACCACAAGTCTGTCGAATAGCCATGAAAGAGATTTTCAAGGTTATTATGGGTGGCAGTGAAGAGAAGACACAAGAAGCTATTGCTCTATTCAAGGAACACTTCAAAACATTATCACCGGATTTGATTGCATTCCCACGTGGTATATCTGATGCTACCAAGTGGATGGACAAGGATGTAATTTATCAGAAGGGGACACCTATGCATGTTCGTGCTGCTCTTCTTCATAATCACCATGTAAAGAAGAATGGTCTTGACAAGGAATATGAGCTAATCTATAATGGTGATAAAATTAAATATATTCATCTTATGTTACCGAATCCTGTAAAAGAGAATATCTTCGGTTTCAAAGAAAGATTCCCAGAAGAGCTGAACCTTAACAAATATATAAACTATGAACTGCAATTCAAGAAGTCATTTATTGAACCTCTCAATATGATACTTGAAACACTAAACTGGAGCGACGAGAAACGAGTATCACTACAAGATTTCTTCTGCTAAATTATAATATGATTGATAAGATATATATACCAACAGCCTGCCGAGTAGATAATCAGGTTACATACAATAATCTTCCTAGAGAACTACAAGAGAAAGTCGTGTTTGTTGTTCAAGAGTGGGAGCGTGACCAATATAATTATGATGCTGAATATTTAGTACTTCAACCAGATATTAAGATAGGTACTAAAAATGCACTGTCTCGTACTCGAAAGGTTATCTATGAGACCGCTAAAAATGAGAGATATGCGATGTTAGATGATGATCTACATTTCAAGCGCCGAAATTCTAAATATTGGAATGGTGTTTCTAATATGGAAAAATCTTCAAGAGTTTGTACAGAAGATGATGTACTTGAGATGTTTGAAACCTATAATAATTGGTTAGATAATGGTATTACATTCTGTGGTTGTGCACAACAAAATAATCCACCGTTTCATAATATCTTTGAAGATAATCGTGCGATGTCTTCATGTTATTGGATCAATGGATCTGACTGGGCCGATAAGATTGAAGAGATGCGCCTTGATGAGGTTCGTGTTGCGCAGGATGTTCTACTCATCATTGGTCTATTATCTCGTGGTTATCGTAATCGTGTAAGTAATGAGTTTATCTTCGCTAATCAAAGTATCGCATCCAAGAAAGAAAAGAGTATTCATTGGGATCAAACTGAATTTGATGAAGTGCATGAGAATCATAAATTGATTCAATCAATGTACCCAAAATATTTTAAAATTCTTTATGATGAGAGTGGTAATCGCATACAAGGTGGATTTAGAGATCATGGCAAAACATCAGTGAAGTGGTCACAAGCATATAAAGATTCACAAGTGAATACATTATTCTAGTGTTGACATAAATAAACACATAATATATTATAATATCATGTCTAATTTAAATCAACCGAAATATCCAATCTATATCATTTCTAAAGGAAGATCTGATACACGATTTACATCGCGCTCACTTGAGATGATGAATGTTCCTTATTATATCGTTATTGAGGAATCAGAGTTTGAGGCTTATAATAAGCATATTGATGCTAATAAGATTTTAACATTACCTAAAAATTTCAGAGAAAATCCTAAGTATGCCAAGAGATGTGAAGCAACAGGACTCCTTGGTGGATCTATCCCAGCACGTAATTTTGTTTGGGAACATTCTATTAAAGCAGGACATGAACGTCATTGGATTATAGATGATAATATTCGAGATTTCTTTCGATTCAACAACAATAGACGCCGCCGTGTGAATACAGGTGCAACATTTCGTGCTTGTGAAGACTTCGTTGATCGATATAAGAATGTTAAGATGGCAGGTATGAATTATTCATATTTCGTTGTTCCATCTGAGAATGCTGTGTTTAAAAAGCCTTATTATTTGAACTCACGGATCTATAGTTGCATTCTTCTATCGAATGATCTTGACCATAGATGGAGAGGTCAATATAATGAGGATACCGATTTATCATTAAGAATTTTGAAAGATAGACACTGCACAATGTTATTCAATGCCTTCCTATGTGGAAAGATCGGCACACTTACTATGAAGGGTGGTAATACTGAAGAGGTTTATAATTTCAATGCTGATGGTAAAGACTATGATGATCGATATGATTTCGCAAAATCTCTTCAAGATCAACATCCAGATATCACAACAATCACAAAGAAGTTTAACCGCTGGCATCACCATGTAGATTATTCTGGTTTCAATCAGAAACCTATCTATAAAGATCACATTGTTCCAAAGATGGGCATCAATGAATATGGTATGGAATATAGGAAGCCAACTTTAGAAGAAACAAATGAAATTGAAAAATATTGGGTATGAAAAAGAACGTAAGAAATACAAATGATACAGAGAACAATATCTTTGATAGATCACAAGGTATTGAAAATACATTTCATGGATGGTGGGGTATGCCTGAATATTCACATCAAGAATATGCATTTGCTGTTGTAGATTTCTCATTTGAGACTGACGAAGATCTACAGGATTTTATTGAAAAGAGTGGTATGCCAATAACAGATAAAACAAAATCAACATGGTACCCAGATATACCATATAATAAAGATGTAGATCATCGTTGGTTTGATGGAGGTGAAGTATGAGAAAAGTAGTAATTAGATTTCCAGATGAAGAGTCTATGGTTGAATTCGGCAAGAAGATAGGTATCAAACATTTTATTCCTAAGAAAGCTAATGGATCTAAAAGACCAAGAACCAGAATCACATATAAGAAACCACAAAATAGTTTAGAACAATTCTTTGGTTAAAATGATATCTCTTACACTATTCAAGTCCATATTCGATAACAAGACCCATCGCAAGATGGATTTTAACTATCTTGAAACTTTTGAGAAGTTACTCTATGATCTGTCAAAACAACCTGGTTATAAACCAAAGAAAGGTGAATATAAAGATGGATCACCGCTAATCACTCCAGCCAGTTTTGAGAAAGACACTACTAGAGCAAATAAAAATGTGATTAAATGGAATCGTTGGGCCGCACTCGATGTAGATGAATATGATGGAACATTTGAAGAAACAATTGAGAAGTTCAAAAAGAACTACTTCATTTGTTATTCATCTGCTTCTTCAACAAAGGAGAAGCCAAAGTTTCGTGTGATTCTGCCTCTGACTGAATCCGTTCCTGCTGATAAGATTCGCCATTTCTGGTATGCTCTGAATCATGAGTTCGGTTCGGTAGGTGATGCACAGACAAAAGATTTGAGTAGAATGTATTATGTTCCTGCACAATATCCGAATGCTTATAATTTCATTTTCACACATAAAGAAGAACTTCTAAATCCTACAGAATTAATGAAGAAGCATGCATTCGTAAATGGATTTAAAAACTCATTTCAAGATAAGATGCCTGAACATATTCGTGCTAAGATTGCAGAATATAAGAAAGATAGACTCACAAATGTGAGTATTAAGTGGGATTCATATCATGATTGTCCCTTTGTGAATAAACAACTAGTTGCTGAATATAGAACAATGTCCGATAGTGGGTGGTATCATAAAATGTATCAGATTATGGTATCAATCTCAACCAAGGCTCTTAGAGCCAAATATCCAATATCACCAGATGATGTTGCTAAGCTATGCAAAGAGATTGATAATGATACAGGTGGATGGTATAAACATAGGCCACTGACCTTAGAAGCATCGAGGGCTATTGATTTCTCGATGAAGAATGTGTAACCAGTTGACTATCAATAGAATGATCTAACCTGTTGATAGTCAACGACTTATACTAAGAGAAGTGAACTTGATTAAGTTATTGATGGTCAACGACTTATGATTTTTGGAGTATCATATAATTAAAAGTCCTAACCCGTTGATACTCACTAGGTTATTTCTATGTACAAGATGATCAAAATAGGTTATAATATACATATAAGATTGATTATGAATATTACTGAAAAAGAAAAAACCGTGCTTCAGCTCATTGCCCAAAATGAAATGAATCCTCTTAATTATGGAGTTCCAGAATGTGCTGATGATACTTACACTTGGTGTAACTGCATCGATGCTGGGTATATCTATGACCACATGACTCATCCGAGTCTGAAATCAATTCCAGGCACCGTTGCCTCCCTTGTCAAGAAAGGGTTACTTGTGACTAATGGAGAAACAATTGGTCACTCTGAGACTGGCTTCGCCCTTTGGAAATCGGAAATCTACATTGATGAAACAGAGAAGGATGAGGATGAGGAAATCAAAGCTCCCGTTGCCATCAAGAACATCATTGATTACAAAGGTTATGGAGAATTATTTACTTTGGTTACCACTAGCAATGGACTTGAATTTCCTATTGATCGCAACACTGCTGAACAATTAAAGGGACAGGGAAATGTTTTTATAACGGCTAAGGCAGATGTGCTCCTCCGCTCAGTAGAACAACACCTAGTAAAATAAATTATGAAAATTACAAAAGAAATGACCGACGCCATCGCCAAAATTACAGAGGCTATGAAAGTGAATTATAATAAATTCATGAGTGAAGATTCTGAAATAGCCGAAGAGATGCGCACAAACTTCGCAAATAAGATCAGCTACAAGGTAGGTGCCAAATATATCAAGATCATTAGTGGTGGTGGGGCTCACTCATTCATCGTGAACTGTGAAACTGATAAGAAGTTTAAATATGGTGACTATCTTAAAGCAGCGAGCTGGAATGCCCCAGCTCGAAACTTCGCTCGTGGAAATGTCCTAAAGGATGATATGTCCAATACTCAATGGACTGGATTGTAAGTCTCTGACAATTAAGGGGTTATGACTTTTGAGATCTTATATAAGATAATGTCATAACCCTTTGATCATCAATGACTTCCATATGTTGACAAAATGACCAAAATATATTATAATATATACATAAGATTGAGAAAGATTTACTAAATTATGAAGACCTATATTAGAACTTACGACCTATCCAAAGTGTGGCCTCCTGCCGATGTGCTCAAATGGTGCTCCAGAAATAACTTCAGTCGGGCCGCCGCGGCTGATGATGGAAATGATTATAGTGTCTTAAAGGATCAGCTCGAGAGTTGTCTATATTTTGATTATGGACATTTAATGATCGCTCACGATGGAGAACGATATACTGGCTGGGGCTTAGCTTATGATCGACACGAGAGAAAAGAATATCAATGTTATGTGATGCCTCGCCAACGTAGAAAGGGTATTGGCTCTAGACTCCTCAAGAAAGCATGTTCCATATATGGTAGATTAAATATCTATTCACATGGAACAAGTGAAGATTTTTATAAAGCAAACGGTATGACTACCAAAGAAGCTATAACTGGTCACAAATTGAAGATACTGTAATATCAAATATCAATTAAAAGCAATAACAAATCTATGAAAAAACTAAGTAAAGTACATGAAGCTAACATTTGAAAGAAAATAAAAATTATAATGGAAGATACAAAAGAAGTATATGATAACATTTGCGTTGTCACCCGCGAAGATATTAATGTGGATGTTCCTGGTGAAGTCCTAAACTTTCGACCAAAGGAATTCCTAAAGGTTGTGATTGGCAAATCGGTGGCTCTTAATCTCCAATATGAGGCTGCACATCAGGTTTATGTTGGAGAAAAATCTAAGATGCCCTTTGTATCAAAGGGTCCAAATAAACTAAAATAAGTATTTACAATTAACAGAAAACAGTATATAGTAACTATAATGAACTACGAACAACTAGAAGAAAAAGTAAATCAGTGGGCAGCCGACAAGGGTATTCTCGATAAGGCTACTGCACTCACACAACTTGGTAAGACTCAAGAAGAACTCGATGAAACACGTGAGGCTCTTCTTTTATTGGATTCTATCCAAGGTGATCAGAACAAGCAGGTGAAAAGATCGGAAGCCTTGGTTGAGGTAGAAGATGGTATTGGAGATATGTTAGTCACCATTATCATTTTATCTAAATTAGTAGGATTTAACTCTGTCGAATGTCTAGAAACCGCATATAATGTGATCAAGAAACGAACAGGTAAGATGGAGAATGGTGTCTTTGTGAAAGATGAAGACTAAAAATAATATATAATAATATGTCACTATTAGAAAAACTAAAAAAATCATCCCGTTCAGCGGGAGTCTCAGTGTTGTCAGAATCTAAACTCTTTTCGGAGAAGGAATTGACATCAACACCAGTACCGATGATCAATACAGCATTGTCGGGTTCAATCGATGGAGGTCTGGCTTCTGGTCTTACAGTTCTTGCGGGACCATCTAAGCACTTCAAGACTTCATTTGCTCTATTGATGGCTGCCGCATATCTTAAGAAACATGAAGATTCTGTTCTTATGTTCTATGATTCAGAGTTTGGTTCACCCCAAGCATACTTTGAATCTTTTGGAATTGATACAAGTAGAGTCCTACACACACCAGTAACAAACATCGAGGAACTTAAATTCGATCTTGTACATCAACTGGGTGAGATCGAACGTAAAGATAAAGTGATCATTGTCATTGACTCTATTGGTAATATTGCATCTAAGAAAGAAGTTGACGATGCTGAGAATATGAAGTCTGTTGCAGATATGACTCGTGCTAAGGCACTCAAGGGTTTATTCCGCATGATTACACCTTCACTCACCTTAAATGATATTCCACTACTTGCTATCAATCACACTTATCAAACTCAAGAGATGTTCAGCAAGGCTGTTGTCTCTGGTGGAACAGGTGTGATGTACTCTGCTGACAATGTATGGATCATCGGTCGCCGACAAGAGAAGACTGGAACTGAAGTTTCTGGTTATAACTTCATCATTAATATTGAGAAGTCTCGCTTTGTTAAGGAGAAATCTAAGATTCCAATTAGTGTCACATGGGAAGGTGGCATTGAGAAATGGTCAGGCTTGGTCGATGTTGCTATGGAAGGTGGATATGTTGTTAAACCTAAAAATGGATGGTATCAAGCCAAGAATCCTGCAACTGGTGATGAATTAACTGGCAATCTTCGCTTGGCACAAACTATGAATGAGGAATTCTGGACTAACATCTTTGATAAAACCGACTTCAAGGAATTTGTACAGAAGCGCTTCAAAGTTGCATCTACTACAATGATCTCCGAATCAACACCTACAATTGAAGATGGAGATTCCTAAGTACACAATGGTTGAAAAAGAAGACGTAGATTATTACGGCTTCAAGATTCAAGATGGTGAATATAAAGATGTTGTATACTTCTATGGTGAGGTTTCTATAAAAGAAAACATGGATGAAGACCAAGCAACTATAAGTTTCAAGTTTCAGATTGACAAAGGAAATAAACAGTATAGTATAGAAGAATTGAATGAATCAACAGAATTTAAAACTCTGATTGGCGATATCCTAGCAACATTATTAGACGGCGAAAATAACGAAGATGATTAAAGATTTACAAGCGATAATACTTAATAACTTAATATACAATGAAGACTTCACAAGAAAATCATTACCTCACTTAAAGACTGAATACTTTGAAGCTCATAATGCACCTGTATATAAATTAATATTATCGTTTGTAAGTGAATATAATAAACTACCTAATTCTGCTGCTCTTGAAATTGAGTTTCAGAATTCGGAACATATCACACGGAGTGACGCGAATGAGGTCCTAACCCTCATTCGTGAATTAGAGAAAGAGGAAAAGGTCGATGATCAGTGGCTAATTGATTCTACAGAAAAGTGGTGTAAAGATCGAGCCGTGTACCTTGCTATCATGGAATCAATTCAGATCATTGATGGTAAAAAGAAAGATAAGGCTGAAGGTGCAATCCCCGAAATTTTATCAGATGCACTAGGAGTTTCCTTTGATTCTAATGTAGGACACGACTATATTGAAAATGCATCTGAACGTTTTGCTTTCTATCATAAGAAAGAAGACAAGATGCCGTTTGACATTGAGATGCTCAACACAATCACAAAGGGTGGTGTAGGTCGAAAGACATTGAATATTATCCTTGCTGGCACAGGCGTTGGCAAAAGTTTAGCCATGTGTCATTTTGCAGCCGCTGCATTATCTGAAGGTAAGAGTGTTCTATACATCACACTTGAAATGGCTGAAGAAAAGATAGCTGAACGTATTGATGCAAATCTATTTGATATTGATATCGGT